TATCTTATTACGAACATAATAGTTTTTTACGCTGTATGGTTTGTTATAATCTTTCTTATCATTAGGGCAATATAGATTCCAATTTTCATGTCGTGGTGGAAACTCTTGGTATTCCAATCCCAATTCTAAAGCATACTTTTTAGCATAATAATCAGCACCTGTTTTACAACCACCACTAACTATGATTGTATCAGAACCCTTTTCGTTCTTTAACTTAAAAATAAACTCTTTTATCTTTCTTCGGTTTTCATACTTACGACTACCGACTATTGCTACTCTTAAAGTATCTTTCCCCATTCACAATGCTCCGTTTTTACAAACTCACAGAACTTACAAGCACTACCAGGAGAAGCATTGTAATTTCTATCTGTTTTATGGTTTCCCTTCTCATCATAGATAGCTTCACGAAACTCTGTAAAAGCTTTCATGGTTTTATTTACACTAACTTTACCATTAGCAGGCTCAAACCTTTGTAACCTACTAATAGGAAAGTCACTTTTCTTTGCTATCTTTCTTTTTAGTATCAAGAACTCCACAGATATTTTATCCAATGGAACATCAAACTTTTCTGAATAAAATTGTTTATAAAGTAATAACTGAGCTTTCTTGTAAAAGTTCTTCTTATGGTAATCTGTCCAACTTCTTGTAGAAGTTTTAAGGTCAATAATAGTTATCTTACCTGATATCTTATTTCGTATCACAACATCAAGAAAGCTTTTTAACTCTACGTTCTCTTGTAGTTCTATAGTTATAGGCAACTCAATACCAACTAGCTCGTAGTTTTTTTTCATGAAATACTTACCACGATGTTTTCTGAAGTGTTCTAGTATAGCCAAACCATCTTGATAAAACTCAACCATCTCATCTTGACTACAAGGTAAGGTTTCTTGACCTTCTTTTATAAGTTTAAACTCACCCATCATTTCAGTTTTTAACATACCATTTAGGTCGAGTGCTTCAGCAGCTACGATAGAAGTACCATACATCACCGTGAGATATTCTTGTATCACGGTGTGCATAGCAGTTCCAAAAAGAGTATGTATATTGCCTGTAAAAGTTCCTAGTTTATCTATGTAGCGAAGTTTCCATTTAAGGTTACATTCACTATAAGAAACAAACTGACTATGTGATACATGTCCCATTATATTATCTCGTCAATCATCCCATATTTTAAACAAGTTTGAGCGTCCCACATTAAATCGTGTTTTAGCATTTCATCGAGTTTTTTCATAGGTAATTTAGTGTATTGTTTATAAATGTCTTTTATTGTTTTCATCATTAAATCTAAGTTTTTCTTTTCATCGTCAAAATTGGAATATGTTCCCCAAAAGTTACTGCTTAATTGGTGGATTAACATATAAGAGTTTCTACTCATAAACCTTCTCTTACCGACCACACTTAAAAATGTTCCAGCACTAGCAGAGAATCCATCCACATAAGTTTCCACATCAACTTTACATCTTAACATGGTATCCATAGAAGCAATACCACTTACTATACTTCCACCACCTGAATTAATATGTATCTTAATAGGTGGTGGTAATATACCAAGAGTTTGTGACAAAGTCAAGGACTTTCCTTCTAACTCACCAATTTTTTTGTTTAACTCACTACAGGAGTTTCTGTTTACGCCGGAATAGAAATATATCTTATTATCTTGTACTGAAATATGTTTTTCAGCAGCATCACCATTAGATTTTCTAACTGGTGTTTCTTTCTTTATTCCCCAATGTCTTTCCATTATTTACCCCATTTACCGTTTTTAACAATTGTTGCCATTATACCATAGTTAGATACATCTAAGTAAGCATCTTCCATAGGTTCTCCTTGTACTGCATTGTCTCTACCACTCATCAGTAAAGTTTTAAGTCTCTGTATCTTATCGTTCATACGAAACCATAAACCGGTAAGTGATAGATGAACTTCTTCTTCGGTCTGTAATTGTGTTCCTACGGAAATATTACCAGGACCATAATCATGTTGTTTTTTAAGAAATAGTTCATATTGTTCTCTCTGTAATCTACGAAACTCCTTAGTCATTTCCGGCCATTCTTTCTCCATCTGTTCGACTATAGGATGTCCTTCGTTGATTAACTCTCGTTCTTTTATATTCATAACTTCCTCTATTTAATAATTAAATGTGATAATTGTATCATAATGATGATAATTGATAAACCCATACTTATTACAGTTCTTGTATCTGGTAACTCATTTAACATCAACCAAGTCATTATGGTAAATACTAAAGTAGCCATCCCAAATCCTATAGGTCTAACATACCAGTAGTTATTAAAATATTCATAGTACCACCTAGTACCATAATAAAAACATAAACTAATAGGTATACCACCAATTACAACCCACCAAATGCTTTTAGCCCATTCGTATTTAAACTGACCTTGCATATGAAACCAAGCTATGATATGACCTACAAATGAAATACCTAATGCCATCCACAATTTATTCATTTAACACCCATCTTTTTTATTTCTTTATCTGTTTTACCATATTGTTTAAGTAATAGTTTTAACTCATCAGTAGTCATTAAGTTATAGTATTCACTTGCCTGTAACTTACTAACCTCAAAATATTCTTGTATGAAAGGAACAACCTTTTCGTTTGTTTTGGTTTTCTTTCCACTAAGGTATCTCAAAAATGTTTTCTTTTTTGGTAATAAGGAGCAGTAAAACTTATATACCACTCCTATAGGCATTACCTCAATCGTTAGTTTTTGAAAGTGATTTACTATTGGTAGAAAATCATTGTTCATACTTAGATAACGATTTACCATGAATGGACTAAACTTCTTTTTGTCTTCATCTGAAAAACTATCCCAAGCTCTTTTCTTGACAAATAGTTCATCTATCCAACTAAATAAGTTCATCTAACTCCCCACCCATTGGTAATAACTCACCACAACTTCCACAGTTAAATACTTGTATCGGTGCTACTACTTCCTTTCCGGTTGGGGAAAGTATAGCAGAAATCTTCTTTATAATATAACCTTGTATAAAGATTTTGTTTTCACACTTTTGACAAGCCATTGTGTCTGCTTGTGTTAAATCAACTTGAACTTGTTGTTTGGGTTGACCTATTGGTTTCATTGGTTTTGTACTCATGATACTCTCCTCAAAATATTAGAAATGGTTGCCATGAAGTTTATCTCCTTATCCACACATAGAACATCTTGATAAGCACCATTTGATATATCAACAATAACTTCTGGTAGTTTATCAACTGATATATTTTCTACCTCATCATACAGGAACCGATATAGTTCTGTATAATCTGTAAAGTTACTATCAGCTACAAACTTACGGATAGTTCTTAAATCGACACCATTTTGTATCATCTCTAAGAACTGAAGTTTAAACTCGTTGTGTAACATACCATCTTTGTCTATCTTTAACTTACCATCTATTGATTGTCTTTGTAGGTCATTGATAACTTTTCTCAAGTCAGGATAACCAGCAGTTACAACCAAAGCCAAATCATCTAAATCAAATGAGATATTCTCTTGTTCCAAGATATACTTGGCGTGAACAGCAACATCTTTCTTTGATGGTGGAATGATTTTATAAGTTTGACATCTACTTTGTATCGGGTCAATAATCTTCTCAACATAATTACAGGTTAAGATAAACCTACAATGAGCAGAGAATGTCTCCATCAGATTACGGAGAGCCGGTTGGGCAGAATTGATATTCAAATAATCAGCCTCGTCTAAGATTACAATTTTATTTGGTTTAAAACCAACCGAAGAAGCAAAGCTCTTTAATTTGTCTCTAACCAAGTCAATGTTTCTTTCATCAGAAGCATTGATATAAAGGTAATCACATTCAATAGACTTAATTATAATCTTAGCAAGAGTTGTCTTACCCCCACCAGCTCTACCATATAGTAATAGATGTGGAACATTTTGTTCTTCTATAAACCTTTCAACTTTAGACTTTAGTTGTTCATTACCAACATAAGTTGTTAAGTCTTGTGGTCTATACTTTTCTACCCATAATCCGTGTGAACTCATATTATACCTGTTGTGATACTAAGTAATATTTAACAGAAAAATCGTCTATCTTAAACTCGATGTGAGCAAGACCTTTATCAGCAATCTGAAGAACTGCCTTGGAACATTCTTTGTTAGCACTTAGAACTTCCTTAAACAGATTAGCATTAAAGATAATTGGCTCTGTTAACTTTACAGAATCACTTTTTACTTTGATACTGATACGATTTGAGTTAATGTCACTAAAACCGATAACAAACTCTACACCACCATCTGCTGGTTGAATAGAAAAATGTTCTACATCTGATAAAGCACCTTTACCACGAATAAAAGAATTGATAAATTGTGTATCAATATTTACAAGAGTATTAAACTCAGGTATAGCTTTCATTTCTGGTACATCAGGTATCACACCAAGAGCAGCAAGAACATAATCAACGGATATTTTACCATCTGTAAAGTTGAATGCTACTGGTTGTGAATCATCTACTGGTGACTTAGTTAAACTGAAATCAACCTTATCAGCGAGTGTTCCCATCATCTTTGATAGCAGTGGTGTATCATAGACACCAACCTCAAAGTTAGGTAGTGATTGTTTTGTTAAAGATAACTCACCCAAAAGACTTTTATCTGGTGATATAAAACGAGTAGAAAGTGTGTCGCCGTTAGACTCCCACTTTACTGAGTTTATATTGCCACCAAGATTATACTTTTGGATAAAGGTATCTAAAGTGATTTTATTCATTATTATTATTCTCCATGTTATGTGTTAATTTACTAATTATTTTTGTAAATGTCAAGTTAAAAAAACTTTTTATTGGGTTTAAATTTTTTCTTAAAAGTAATACCATCAAGCATCTTTATCTTAGTATCTCCCTTATAGCCTCTCTTCATATAGTATACACCAGATGGGAAGCCAAATGGAAAACCAGCTTTACTACTTGGTAATGT